GTGAGGGTTGTCTGTATCGATGTGACGTTTTCGGCCAGCGCCGACACGACATTATTTCCAAAGCCCGTAATCATTGTGTTACTGCCTCTGCTTCGTAAGAATAAATAAACGGCAAATTCACCAGCTGTGTGTTAATTGCCTTAACCAGAAATTCGCCCACGCCATCCCCGTATTCCGGAATTTTCAGCGTAAATGTCCCTGCGCTGCTGGTCACGCTGACGTCAAAGGTATTCTGCAGCTGCGGATCCGCGCCGCCGGAGCCGTGAACAAACCGGGCGATGCGACGTTTCAGCCATTCAACCGAAAACTGAAAGCCATCGCCTTTGTAGAAATTCCAGGTCAGGATCCGTTTGAAATACTCGTCGGGAAGGTGCTGGAAGGTGCCGGGGTGAAAGTTCTTCATCCGGGCATACGCCACTTCGTCATATTCGGCCGTGTCATAAGGGCCTTCTGCTACTGTGGCCGTTGAGGTCTGCAACAACGGTCTTTCTGCGTCGTAGATGCCTTTAGCTACCCAGTCGAGCAGGTTTCCGGTAACCAGCGATGAGGTCCAGCAGGGAAGATAGAGGTTGTTAAACGCCGTCAGGTATTGCCGGGCAATCGTGTTATAAGCATTAAAAAATGCCACCACATAAGGATCGTCGCGATACTGGACGAAGGGGTAAGCGGGAATAATTTTATCAACTGGCTTCATACTGTCTGACCGCTATCTGGCTGGAGTCCGTGGCGAAATAACCGTATTCATCGCCTGAAACCAGGCCGGTGTGATCGTCCGGTTTTACCACCTTTCCGTTTACCGTGACTTCAATATCGATATAGGAAACCCTGTCCTCACTGACTATCCCGGCAACAGCCGTCAGGAACAGCTTCTGTATCCGGTAAATGCTCACCGTCTCACCGACGGCGATCCCGTCGATGTAGTCCACCATGACGGGGATAACGGCAGCACTTATCGTCTCGTCTGAAAAATCCACCAGCGTTGCGTTCCAGATGATAAGGATGCCCAGGGCCTGAGATATCGGATTGATGAAAGGAATGGTGTAGCTGTCCGGATAGCTGGTTATCGTCGAGGTAATAACCGTCGGTTTGTGGCCAGACGGATCATTAACGTCGCCCGTCAGCACGGAGATGTCAGGAACGGCCTGATAAATGGCGAAAGCCACTTCATAGGGATCGCCGCCGCCCACGATAACGGCCCACTGCGAGGTATTGACCTTACGGTACGACACCCGCGCAGATACAACGCCGTCCACCTTCGCCAGCAGAGCCTTAAGCAGATCGGGTACGCCCTGCACCGTCACCATGCCTGACTGCATAACCCGCGACCGGTACTCAGATTCACTCTGCGCCTCGAGTCCGGGCGTGCCAGCATCAACATTGGTACAGGTCAGTTTCTGTGTAAAGGGCACCGAGGTGATGACCTGGGTCACTGAGCCTGCCGGCACGGCCCATGTGCCGCTGCTCACCGCCAGGCAATACACCGCACCTGTCTGGCCGGACGCCGGAATGATGGTATTCGCCTGCACCGTGTACTGGTAGTTTCCGTCTGATACCACCATCCCCTTTGGCACGACGAAGCCCGGCAGGCCGGAGAAATGCACACAGACCGAGGTGTTTGAGCCCGCGCCTTTATCAACGCCATAAATACCGCCCAGCTGGTTCAGCAGCGGCACATTTGCGCCATAGGGCGTGACCGAATTAATCGCATCGACCATAGCCTGATCGATAAGCGCCAGCGCACCCGTGGCCGTGCTGGCCAGATCCGTGATGAGAGCGGGCGGCAGATTCGCGGTGAAATCCGGAACCTCCGCAGAGACATTTGCGATAAGTTTTGAAAGGAGTGTCTGAGGCGGCGTCGGCTGTGCGCCCGCCTCAGTCACTGTAACGGGTAAGTCGGACATGTTGACTCCAGAAAAAACACCCGGGCGGGTGTCAGATTTGGTTAACGTTTCGGGTGCTGATCAGACGGCAATGTCGCCCCGCCATGACACGCCGTTATTAAAAATCACGCTGATGCTATACGTCGGCCGGTCGGTACCGGCTGCCTTTGTAATGCTCAGGGACGCAAAATAACCGGCGAACTGCTGCTGAACCATGTTCACGTAGTAATCCGGGTAGACCTGGCTGACAATGCATTGCTGCGCCGGGATGCCGTACTGTGCATAAAACGGTGACTCACCCAGCCCCAGTTTCAGGGTCTGAATGAGCGTCGTCAGCCAGCCATACGAAAAATCACCGCTAGCGTCCGATTCCACCGCCACCCATTTTTTACCGCCCTTTCCGTCCGGCACGCGGCCCCACGTTCTCATTTCGGCGCTCCTGACGTTCTGGTGCTGTCACCCGACTCGACCTGCTCAACGTCGTGCTCATGCGTGGCACCGATGTTGACGCCGTTGTGCTTCAGGCCATCGGCTGACAGCTCGAGCGTCTGGCCGGCGACCGTGAAGGTTATCCTGTCGCTGCTGATCGCCACCGATGCCGTGCCGTCAGTCGTCCTGATCAGTGCACCGCCCGGACCATACAGCGTGACTTTGTCAGGGTCGGCCACCGACCAGTTGCTGTTACCCAGCGGCATGAAGTACAGCGCCGTCAGTGAGGGTGGCAGCGACATATCGGCCATGCCGGTACCGAGACCTGACACACTGCGCAGCGAGACATCGGCGGGCACGGTGACGCCCTTATCTCCTTTTTGTATGGGAAAGCGAAGGTACTCAAAACCCGCCACCGGCACGGTGATCTCCTGCAGCTGAATGGCACCCGGCAGAATATCGAACTGAACCGTGACCACTGCGCCGTCCACGCTCACCACATGGCAGGGCAGCGCCCGCCCCTGCAGCGCGGCATGATCCTCAATGCGCGTTGTGGTCGCGTTCGCCAGTGAGGCCAGAAAAGGAAATTTTTGTGCGTTGCTCACGCTGATTTACCTCCTGAGGTTGCAAGTGTCCCGATCGCCTCGAATATCGTTACCCAGGCCTCACCAGAAGCATTTGTGAATTCGCCAACGTGACGCGCTGAGGTGATAATGAAGTTACCCGAAAAGTTCAGCTTTCCGCGCTGGGCGGAGAAGGCTTCGGACGTGTTGACCGACAGAAGTGACGCGGAGCCATTCACCAGGCTGTCAGGCAGGGTAACGGTATCACCCACCATCATGTCGCCACGCAGGGGCGTTTTAAACGACACCCTGTTGATGCCAATCCACGTCGGCTGTCCGATCAGCTCATCGGCGTCGATTGTCCTGGCGCCGCTGGCGGTCAGGTTATCGAAAAACCGGATCACCCCTTTCTGCATAACCAGGCTGATGCCGCTGTAATTTTCCTCACTGATAAGCCCGAGTGAGGCGCTTCTCATCGCGACAGCCAGCTGTGACGGGCGGTTATAAACGCCTTTCCAGGCTTCCGGCAGCACCAGTTTGTCACTGATGCGGATATCCAGCGTTGCGTCCGGATAGGCCGCGCTGAGCGCCCTGCTCAGAACGTCACTCAGCTTTTCGCCTTTTTTCCCGTCGATCGTAATGTTAAGCGCCTTCCCGCTTTTGTCGGTCAGAAGCCCCGGATTGATGATGAGATTCAGCGACTGGTTAACGCCCTGCCAGTTGCCGTAGGGATTAAAGACCTTTCCCTGTAGCAGGATCCCCTGCTGCTCCGGACGCTCCAGCGGCAGACCACCGGAAAAGCCCCCGTAAAGGGTCACGTTCGCGCCGAAAAGATTAACGCTCTGCGACAGCGCAGCCATGGGCAGCCCGTAGATGGCCAGCATGGTGCCGCCGGTCGCCACGTCAGGTGAGGTGATGTAGATGTCGAAAATAATATTCAGTGCGCCCGCCGGGCTTTCCGTGCTGACAAAGGGGCCGATAGTATTACCTGACGCATCCGCAATGGGCCTGCCCGCGCTGTCCGTGATATCCAGCTCGTAATAGCGCATTCAGTCCGCCTCAAACTGCTGCGTGCTGTCCCGGAACACCAGTTTTCCGGGTGACAGGGACAGCGCCAGATTAATGTCAAAGCCGTCCGGAGACGCCACCAGCGGCACATACGTAATCACGGCATTCTGGCCATCCTTCAGCTGGAGATAATACCGCCGCGCATAGTGGTTCCAGGGAACCGAACCGAAAACCGGGCTGCCGCCAACGGTGGCCCTGAACGTAAACGGCTGGCTGACCGGAGGCCTGAACGCGATGTAGGTTGTCACAATCCAAACTCCTGTTGCAGTTGCTGCATCACGCCCGACCAGGACAGACCGTCCGTTTTTGCGCCGGTACTGAATTTATTCATCAGGTTACCCAGCGTGGCATCCAGCTGTGAGACGGTAAGCAACGGCTGCTCAAACTCCAGTGACCAGGAATACTGCACCTGCTTGTTCTGGGGTGAAAAGCCGGAGTTATCAGCCATGCTGCGCAGCAGGCAGCCGGTGTAAATAAAGGACGGGGTAAGCAGGGTATAGCTGCCGCCGCTCTGGTTGTGCCTGTCCAGCGCCAGCTTTAACGCCATGAACGTCATGGTCTTATTCGCATAGCCGGATTTGGTCGATGCAGGGCGCAGCATCTGCATGATGATTTTATTGGGTTTCTGAACAACGGCGTTTGCCGCCGTGGCTTGGTTATAAAAAGGGAAACTCCCGATATCCTGCTGTATCAGCGTCGTGCCGGCCATCGGCATAAACCGCGTTGAGTTGTCGGCCAGCTCGCCGTGCAGCGCACCGTCAAGGATGCTCAGGCCCTCGGTAAAAACGGCGATGGGCAGCGTGCCGCCGGGAATATCTGCGGCGATGCCGTCAGTGAGCAGGATCGGGGACACCTCAAAGGCCAGCCGCCAGGCCTGCCCGAAAAAGTTGAGAGACATTCTCCCTCCGTGTTAGTGCGGGATGTACTGTGACTGCGCAGAGGCGCTGATATCAGAACCGGGACGCTGATTAACATCGAGCTGCACCACCACGCGCTGATCCTTGTTCCCGTGCAGATGCTGCTCTGCAACGCGCAGGCGATCATACAAACCGGCATGCTGCTCTTTTCCATCGCCGATTTTTGGCAGTAGCGCTTCCAGATATTTGACGGTTTCCAGCTTCATGTTCAGGTTACCGTTCCTGTCTACAGCTTTGTTTCCCCCGTTATACTGCGCAAGAGTCTGGGCAAGATCACCATGATAGCGCTGCAGGTTGTCCTTAAGATAACGGCCAGCAGCAGCAGTCGATTTTTCGGGGTCAAAGCGTCCTGCCTCTGTAAGTCCATAACGCGCCGCTGTGTCTTTTGTGAACTGAAATAGCCCTGCTGCCCCGGTACCGCTGACCGCTGACGTATTCCACCTTGACTCGACTCCGGCAATAGCCGAAAGCATTCCGGCTGGTAATCCTGCGCGGTAATTAGCGTCTGCTACATGACTTTTCAACACGTTCAGCGCATGACGATCGTTTGGGTTTACCTGGCGGGGCGTGCTCGCTGCCGCCGCTTCAGCATCAGCCTTATTTTTCCGGGCATTGGCGACCGCGCGAGTGCGCATGGGTGTCAGCGCAGAATTATCAAAAATTACTGCAGCGGCGTGACCGACAGCTTTTGTCATGTCCCACGGCGTTGCATAGGTGCCCATGATGAGATTCCCCAGCGCCTGACTGTTCGTCTCGGGTCCTGCGGGCTGATCCGTCCTTTTCGCGTCATCGTCTTTACCTGTCAGCTTATCAAACCAGTGGATGGCATCCCTGACGGCGCTGGCGATATCCCTGATATCTTTCTCAAAATCTGACAGGTCTTTCTGAAAGTCTGGGCCAGAGAGCCAGGCACCCAGCCTTTCCAGACCGTCCGCTACCGTGTCAAAAACGGCTTTTCCGTTGCCCCCCTTCAGGAAACGCTCAATATCCGTGGTCAGCTCGTCGGCCAGTTCGCCAATCGGTTTATTCAGTCTGGCCAGCACGGAAAGAAAAGTGTTACCGACACGATCGGCGTCATTCGACAGGCTGCCGCTCAGATCCTGAAAACTCCGCTGCGTGCCCGCGCCCATGTCCCTGTCGAGCTGCTGAGACTGTACCCTGAACATGGCATTCAGGCGGTTCATGTCCCCTGAGTTTGCCGCTATCTGGTTAGCGGTGTTGACGTCAATCATGCCGCCCAGCCCCATGCTCTGCAGCACGGCCTGAGACACGCCGGTCTTTTTATAGTCCCTGAGCAGTGACGCTGCACGCGACAGAAACGCGGGCAGATTTGCGCCCGCGCCCTCCTCAGGATTGATCCCGAGAGAGAGCAGACCGGCATAGGCCGGGTCCTGCGGGTTATTCTGCGCGTCAGTCAGCCCCTGAATAATGCTGCCGGTGCCGGAAAAGCGGGTGCCGTAGACATTCTGCGCAGCCTGCATCTGGCCGGTGGTCATGTTATTGCCCTGCGCGGTGCGGTACTGCGTGGCAACGTGGCGGGCCATGACGTCATAACCAAACAGCCCGCCGGTGCTGAGTAATCCCAGGCGGGCTGACCAGCGAACGGTTGAAGAGAACAGCCCCTTCAGCAGCTTCTGGGTTGTATCGAGGGTTTTATTGACTAATCCGAACGTTTTCAGCGTGCGCTGTGCGGATTTGTCCAGCCCGCCCAGAAGCTTACTGATTTCACGGCCCCACGGCGCTGTAGCGGTGCCAGGGGATACCGGTTTTTTATCCGGAACGGATGGCAAGCCGCCCGGCGAGACCACCGGTTTGCCGCCCGGCCCGACCTGCAGGGCGGACTGGAATTTACGGACCACCTCCTCCATCCGCTTCAGCCGTGATTCATCGATACTGATATCAAGCACGGGACGCGCATTATCCGCCATTAAAAATCCCTCGCGGTTTGCATTTCAGCAGTTCGCGAAGCTGCGCGGCCGTGCGCAGCTCCAGCCCGCTCTGCCTGAATAACTCGCCGAACCCTATACCGGTAGCGTATCCGAGGAGATCGCTGACGACGTGCTCTCCGTCCCGCCAGTACTCCCGCCGGGCTTCGATATCGGCAATGATGCTGTCCAGTCCGTAACATTCAGCGATGTAATCTGACTGTTCCAGAGTCCAGCCACGCTCACCATCAGCGCCTGCGCCTGATCCGGTTTGTTTATCGCTGAGACGCATGTAAAAAAAACCAGCTCACCGATAACGTCATCCAGATCGACGATCCCTTTTTCCAGTGCAACCTCCAGCGGCTGGTTATCCCAGCCCCTGCCGTCAGTAGGGTACACGAGGTTCGACAGGCGGATAATCTCGTTAACCAGGGTGTTGCGCACGCCGCTTTCGCCCTCCCAGATATTCATATCGCCGGCGATCTTTTCCAGCAGCAGATAAGCCACGCGTGGCCCGGCGACAACGCCCAGCCCTTCGCTGAAAATGGAGGCAAAAACTTTACTCAGGATGAAAAAATGCTGGCGGTAGACCTCCTTTGAAATCGGTGTGCTGTGCACCCAGCACATACCGCTTTCGG